CAGACGAACGGCGGCGGTGGTGGTCAGGTTGATTGCGTTGACTTGGTAGTCGCCGGGGCCGAGGGCGATTTCGCAGACGCCGCCGGTGGCCGTGAAGATCGCCGAGAATGCGGCAGAGTTCTGCGCGGCGGTGGCCGAGGTGCCTCCGCCGAACTCCTCCAGCCGGAACCGGGGAACCGTGAGAGCGTAGTCGATGACCACGGTCTGCCCGGCCGGAGGCGGGGACGCCAGACGAAGCATGTGGCGGCCGTCGGGCTGGGTGAACGACGTCCCGGAACCGTTGACCAGTACGGACAGCACGGTGCCGGCGCCGGGTACCGGGAAGTCGGTGGCGACCCCGTTGCCGTAGGTGGTGTAGAGAGGCATACAGCGGTCCTCGAAAAAAAGGGGACGAGATTGCTCTCGCCCCCTTGAGGTGGTGAAGATGGTGTGTGCGACTTAGGTCGCGGTGCTCGTGCGCGGAGCGTCGAACGGAATCAGGCGATTGCCTGCGGTGGCCGGGAGGCCGCCCGCGCCTTGGAAGATGTCGCGGATCAGGATGGCGAGGTCGCCCCGGATTGCGGCGACCCGGCGCCGGCCTGCGGCATCCGTCCAGCGCAGGTTCCCGTCCGCGTGGAGCGTGACGGGGTTCTGCGTGGCGAGCGCCGCACCTGCGGACGTCTGGCCCTGAATGCGGCCGGTGTAGATGACTGCGGACATGGTGTGGCTCCAGAGGGTCGGGGAATGGGGGAGGGTCGGATACCCCTCCCCCTACTGCGTAGTCTCCGATTAGGAGGCGCGCAGCTCCACCGAGGACTCGGGGCGCAGGATGCCGTGACCCGCAGCGTAGGACGCCACGATCAGCGTGCCCTGCCGGCGGATTTCGTACTCCATCTCCACCTTGAGGTCCAGCAGCTTCACGGTGCCGGCGGCCGACTTGTGGAACACGATGCCGGTCGTGGGCGTGAAGTTGCCTTGGTAGGCGGTGGGACCCGTGGCGATGTTGGTGCTCGGGATGTGGTTCGACTTGTCGATGGACACACCGGCGACCTTCAGCACCTTGCCGTCCGCGTAGACGCCCGAGCCACCCCAATCACGGTTGATGACGTTGGTGGTCTGCACGAGCAGGTAGTACTGCGCGGGGCGCAGCATGGCGTAGCGGTCATCCGTCGGGATGTCCTTCTCGTCCAGAATCTGGGCACCGTTGAAGATGCCAGCGGCGAGAGTGGCGCCATCGGTCGGGAAGTTCGCGTTCGTGAGCTGGCCACCACCGAAGCCGCCGGTGACGGTCGCAGCCGAGCGGGCCGCGTTGATGAGAACCTGAGCCAGGTTCCGGTCCATGGCATACGCGAGCGCGCGGCCCGACTCCTTCGAGTAGATCGAGCGAACCTCGTAGTGGGTCTTCGCCTCGTCGATGCGAGCGAGGAACGCCGAGGACACGAGCAGGTCGTCGATGAGGATGACGCGCTCGTTCGTCGCGGAGGTCTGGCCGAGGATTTCGTTACCAGCCGTGTGGTAGGCAGCGGTCAGCTTCCAAGTCGCGGGGAACGCGGCGGAACGACCGGAGTTGATGTTGCGGACCATCGTGCGGTCCATGAAGCGGTTGGCCTCTTCGAAGGCGGCCATCACCTCGCCGCCGTAGACCTTGAGGAACAAGGCATCGGTGGCGCCGGACAAGTTGACCTGGCCGAAGTTGAGTACGGTTGCGTTGGGCATTGCGATCTGCCTTTGAGTGAATGAAGGGAGGGAGCCTCGCCATCACACACGCGGGTCTACGTTCAGGGTTGTCCGCCGCAGCGGGCCGTGACGGGTGTCACGCGTAGAAGGAGGGAGTGCTACGGGGTGCGCAAAGGCACCTTGGTGATCCGGCGAGGGAGGCCTCGCACGCGCATGTTGGCGCCCGGATCACCGAGGTTGCCCTCGGGTTGCAATTTCGGAGGCCCGGCTTGCAACGGGCCGGGGACGTTCTGTGCTACAGGGTGCTGGCCATGATCCGCGCCTCGACCTGCTTGCGGTAGGCGGGGTCCTTTCCGTACCTGGGGTCCCGGATGGCAGCACTCTGCTCCGCGATGGAGGCGAAGGGGGCGACCGCGCCGCCAGTGGAGGTCCGGCTGCCTGAGATGGTGCGGGCCGGGAGGGCGCCGTTCTCCTGCTGGTAGCGAAGCACGAGGTTCTGGATCGCCAGCTTGGCGCTCACCTCGTCCTTCTCCAGCGCAGAGTGGTACACCTCCTTCTCGGCCTCGGACATGGACGCGGCGGCCCACTGCTGCACGGCCTTGAAGTTGTCCTCGCCGCCAGCAAGAGCGTACAGGTCCTGCACGGTCTGCTCGGCGAGCGCGACCTGCCCGGCCACGAAGGCGTCGATCTCGGCCTGCGAGTAGCCCTTGGCCTGCAGGGCCTTCATGGACTCCTCGGACAGCTTGCCGTTCTCGGCCACCTCGTCGGACAGCTTGTCCACGTCCACGGTGGGCGGGGGCTGCTTGCCGTCCTCGGCCTTCGGCTCAGGCCTGGCGGGGTCGTCCTTCTTGCCCAGCTTGGCCTCCAGCTCCGCGTAGGCCTTGGCCAGCTCCTCGACGGATTTGAACTTGTCGGGGAGGCCGGGGGTCGGCGTGGATTGCTGCACGGAAGCCGGGGCCAGCTGGTCTGGGGCCTGGCCCCCGGCGGCCACGAACTTTGCCACCATTGCGGCGTCGTGCTCGGGCGTGCCGGGGGCAGTGGCCTGCTGCTGAGTGGGATCGCTCATGGTCAGCAGTTGCGGACAATGGTGCCGTCAGCCATCACGAAGGTGCCCTGCGCGGCGTTGCCGGGGTAGGGCGGAAGGGCGGAGGGGTCCTCCACCGGGGGAACCGGCGGGGCGCCTTCGGGGTCGTTCTGGCTGGGCGGACGGTCTTCCAGCGCACCCATCGTGGGGATGGCGGGCGCCGGCTTGTCGGACGCAACCGGAATGGCGGCATCCTCGGTGCTGAACTGCGGGTCGGTCTTCTTTACCACTGGGAATCTCCGTTATGCCGGCGGGGCCGCTTGGGCACCACCGGCTGTGATGGATTGCTCCGCTGCAGCGCCCAACATGGCGGCACCAGCAGCGGCGTCTTGTTCCTCTTCCACCTCGTCTTGGGTCTTCACGAGACCGTCCGCGACGATGTTGAGGCCAGCCGCAAGGCGCGACATGAACTCGGAGGGGTTGGTGCTCTGCACAAGGACTTCGGGACCGTAGGTCTCTTGGACCAAGGACGCGAAGGTGCGCAGGCGGGTAATGTCGTTGCCTCGTCCGAGAGCCTCGGCACCCGTGACGATGGTGGGGGCAGCGAGGTCGGACGGCAGCTTCGGCAGTCGGCCCGCAGCCTCCAGACGGCCCATGCTCGCCTGAACGACCGGAATCTGCAGGTCGTAGGCTAGGGTCGAGTACAGCCCGCCAAGCTGGGTCTCCAGCTCGTCAGCCATGTACCGAATCTCCTCGGCCGTCACCCGCTCACCGTTGCGCTGGATGGCGCTGTTGAGCAGGAAGGCGTGAGCTAGGGCTTCTTCGATCTTGAGGGCCACGGACTCCACGAACGCGAGGTCGGGAATCTTGTCGAGCTGGGCGGCCGTGAGGTCGTCCTTGGTCCCGTAGAGCACGGAGCCAGAGGCAGCGGTGCGAATGTCGTCGATGGTAAGCGTGCTGCCCGGATTGAGCAGCAGCAGCATCCACGAAGCCGCTAGGGCGCCGTTGACGATGGACTCGCGCAGGGCCTCCAGAGACTTGAGGTCGCCGATGTAGTCCTCAACGTAGCCCCGGCTGTAGGAGCTGCCCGCCTCCTCCATGAGGCGCGGGAACATCCACGGGGAACGGTCGGCGGGCTTGTTGCCCACGGACCCTTCGATGACGACACCCTCAACCTCTTGGTGCCAGATCACACGCTTACCGGTCCAGCGAATGTGGGTGTAGACGTCGACGGTCTTGTCTACCTTGCCGCGACACTCGGCCGCCTGCGGGACTCCGTTGGCGACCAGTTGGTCGACCACGTCATCCTCCAACTCTGCCCACGCCAGCTTCTCCTGCACGATGGCCTCCAGCAGGCGCCCCGAGGGGCTGCGCAGGAGGACATAATGGGTGAGGGGGAACAGGCGGGGGCGACCAGACGACGGCCAGAACATGCCGAACTGGCCGGCGACGAGCAGGTGCTTGAGTGCCTCGACCATCACGCCACGGTAGGCGGAGGCTTCGAGGTCGGCGACGGTGATGCGCTCCGCACGGGCAAGACCGGCGGACACTTCGCCTTCGGACGCGCCGGCCTGCTCGCGCACTTCCTCGGAAAGGGTCAGCTTGTGGAATGGGGTGCCCGGAGGGAACAGCGTGAGGGCGATGCGGGCCGCGAGGTTGTTGACGCCACGGGCACCGAAGGACTGATAGGGGGTGGGTAGCTCGGAGGTCGGGGTGTGACCGTCCGGAACGATGAGCGAGGGGATGGTGAGGGCCGCCGCCGCACGCGCCCGCCGGAGGTACGGCAGGCGGTCGTGGTCGAGCTGGGCGTAGCGGGCCTTCGCAGTCCCCTCCGTTGCGGAGGGGGCGCTCATGCGTTACATCCCCAGAGTTGGGGGTGCGGTTCCGCCAGGTGCGGCGGAGAAGTCTTGGTCGAGGCGGAGCTTGAAGCGGTTGCGCTTCTTCATCTCCTCGCGGCTCATCCCGTACTCTTCGGGATTGGCGAGGGACTGCGCGGGGGCTTCGGCGCGGCGGGGGAGAGCGGTAGGTTCGGGGGCGTTCGGCCCCTTGCCACCCACCCCGAATA